CGATGTTGATCCGTCTATCCCGCGTTACATTGCAGTAGGCCCAAAGCAGATTGAAGATCTTCTTGGCGACACAACAGTCACCAGCAGCGACTTCAACACTGTGAAGGCTCTCGTACAAGGTGAGTTGAATACCTTTATGGGCTTCCAATTCATCATGTCCAATCGTCTGTCCGTCGATTCAAACGACATTCGTACATGTTTCGCATGGGCAGAAGATGGTCTGACTCTTGGTGTTGGCAAAGACATCAGCGCACGCATTGATGAACGCGCCGACAAGGGTTACGCAACTCAGGTCTACTACTGCATGAGCATCGGAGCGGTGCGCATGGAAGAAGACAAAGTTGTTCAGATCTTCTGTGACGAAACCCCTGACTAAGAGGAGAGATAGGTTATGACTACTAAAAACTCAGACCTCATTGCCAATCTTGAGGCTCTCCCGCAGGTCGCTAACAATGCACAAGAGTTGGGCGGCGTTGTCCGTGTGGCTCAAGGCAATGTTGCTCTTGCCGCTGGCGACAGCACCGACGATGACATCGTTATGCTGGCACCAGTGCCAACCCATGCAACTCTGATGTCCGTCCGTGTAGGTTCTGATGCCCTCGGTGGCTCTTGCACCTTCAATGTCGGTTTCTACACCGACGCAGGTGCGGTTGTTGATGAGGATGCTCTGGCTACATCTGTGGCTGATGGGGCTGGCCTTGCGGAACTACGCTATGAAGCGGCTGACCTTAACACCACAGGACAGCAGGTATGGGAACTTGCCGGTCAGTCTTCTGATCCGGGCGGTACTTACTACATTGCTGCCACCTTCAATGCGACAGGTGGCACCGGTGGTGATATGGCGTTCATCGTTGAGTACGTCGTGAACTAACATTGAGGGGGCGGTTCGCCGCCCCTTCTTTCCATTAAGAGGTGTGCGATGCCGTCTGTCGTTGATATTTGTAACGAAGCCATGGATCTGCTGGGTGCAGCGACCATTACATCACTCACCGAAAACTCCAAAGAAGCGCGTCTGTGTAACAGGCGCTTTGAAACTGTTAGGGATCATGTGCTGCGTGCGCACCCTTGGAACTGTGCAATCACACGCAAAGAACTAGCAAAAGACAGTGATGCCCCCGCCTTTGGGTTTAATCATCAGTTTACTCTGCCCACAGATCCATACTGTCTGCGGGTTCTGTCATTTTGGAACACAAATGTTAATAACGAGTTGGCTGCATATGACAGCAACGTCATGTTCAAGGTTGAAGGTCGCAAGGTTCTTAGTAACGAAAGCACCTGTAAGATTACATACGTTGCACGCATCACAGACACAGAGCAGTTTGATACACTGCTTTCAAGCGCCATAGCGCATCGTCTTGCGGGAGAGACTGCATATGCTATCACTGGCAGCAACAACCTCTCACAAGGCATTCTAGGGCTGTATGAGGCACGTTTAAAAGAAGCGCGTGCCATGGATGCTATGGAAGGCTACCCAGATCAAATACAGGCAGATGATTTCTTAAACGTCAGGTTCTGATATGGCGCGTGTTTCTACTATTATAACAAACTTTCGCGCCGGAGAGTTTTCGCCCCGTCTTGAAGGTCGCATAGATCTACAAAAATATAACGAGGCGGCAAAAGAATTAACCAACATGGTAAGTTTTCCGCAGGGCGGCATTACACGCCGTCCCGGTTCTTTTTTTGCTGGCACATCAAAAGATGGCGGCAAAGTCAGGCTGGTCAACTTTGAGTTTAGCGATGAACAAGCGTATGTGCTTGAGTTTGGCGCAAACTACATCCGCTTCTTCAAAGATGGCGGGATTCTTACAGAGGCCACTACAAACATCACAGCGGCTACCAAGGCTAACCCTGTGGTTGTGACAGCGGCATCACACGGTCTTAGCAACGGTGACAGAGTGTTTATTGGCAATGTCACTGGCATGACGCAGCTTAACAATCGTGAGTTTACGGTAGCTAACAAGACCACAAATACCTTTGAGTTGTCTGGCATCAACGGCACAGGGTTTGACACCTATAGCAGCGGCGGCACTGTTGGTAAGATCGTTGAGGTGACTACTACTTATTCAGTCACAGAGATCTTTGAGTTAAATCATGTGCAGTCCGCTGATGTTCTGTTTATTGCGCACAAAGATCATGAGCCAGCCAAGCTGACGCGCACGACATCTACTAGCTTCACGCTTACTGATATCGACTTTATTGATGGCCCATATTTAGACGAAAACACGACGACAACCACATTATACGCCTCTGCGGCAACTGGCACTGGTATAACAATCACGGCATCCGCAGCCTTGTTTGAAAGTGCGGATGTTGGGCGATTGATTAGGTTTCGTGAGATACTTGAGATCGAACATGATGCGTGGGCGGCAAGCACAAGTTACGCAAACAATGTTACGGTACGCAACGCTGGGCATGTTTACAAACAAGTCACCGGCAGCACACAAACATCTAATAATACGCCGCCTGTGCATTTAACAGGCACAGAAACCTATGGCAGTATTGATTGGCAGTATCTGCATGACGCACATGGTCATGTAAAAATAACAGGCTTTACAAGCTCTACTGTCGTTACGGCAGATGTGCATGAAGATCAGTTTGGCAACTCCCGTCTGCCTGACAGTGCTGTGGGTTCAAGCAATGCCAACATTCGCTGGTCTTTGGGGGCTTTTGGCGGGGATCAAAAGTTTCCCAAAGCTATTGGCTTCTATGAAGAGCGGCTGTATTTCGCTGGCACTACAGGTCAGCCGCAAACCATCTTTGGCTCTAAAAGTGCTGACTTTGAGAACCACACACCCGGCACCAACGATGATGACGCCATCAATATCACTATTGCGTCAGATAGAGTTAATGTTATCAAGCACTTGCTGCCTGCTCGGTTCTTGCAAATCCTTACTACAAGCTCTGAGTTTACGCTGTCAGGCGGTACTGGCGCAGAGCCTGTTACGCCAACTAACGTCAACGTGCTGCGTGAAACAACCTTTGGCTCATCAGATATCCGTCCTGTGCGTGCTGGAAACAGCACCATTCTTATCCAGAAGGGCGGTGAGCGGGTCAAAGAAATTACCTTTGATTTGGATACAGATGGTTTGTTGGGTGTGGATCTGACCATTCTGGCAGAGCATGTGGCCAGCGGTGGACTCACTGACATGGTTTGGCAACAAGAGCCAGAACTTATCCTATGGTTTGTTCACAGCGACGGCACCCTAGTAGGGTTGACTTATGACCGGGCTAATGGCGCTGTAGGCTGGCACCAGCACCCGTTAGGCGACAGTGGCGTAGTAGAGAGCATCACAGCCATCCCCAGTGGCGCAGAGGATCAGGTGTATGTGTCTGTCAAAAGAACCATCAACGGCAGTACAGTGCGCCACATTTGTTTTCTCAAGACCATCGACTTTGGCACAAACATTGAAGATGCGTTTTTTCTTGATAGCGGTTTGACGTACAGCGGATCTGACACAACATCCATTAGCGGCCTTAATCATCTTGAGGGAGAAACAGTACAGATTCTTGCCGATGGGTCTGCGCACGCTGACAAGACGGTTACTAATGGCAAGATTACCTTAGATCGCAGTGCAGGTAAGGTTCATATCGGGTACAGCTACAACTCATTAGTAGAAACACTGCGACTAGAAGGCGGAGGAGATGATGGTGTCTCCCAAGGCAAGATCAAGCGCATTCATGGCGTAACTGCACGCTTTCTTAACAGCGTAGGTGCAGAGGTTGGCCCAGATACAAACAATCTTGACCGCATACCATTTCGTGATAGCAGCATGGCTATGGATGTGGCGGTGCCTATGTTTACAGGTGATAAAGAAATTTCGTTTCCATCAGGTTATGACAATGATGCGCGAGTGGTAGTGCAGCAATCTCAGCCATTGCCTATGACCATTCTTGCGATTATGAGAAGGTCAAATACGTTTGATGCTTAGATTTTTGCCGTTTGCACAAGAGCATGTTCAGCATATTAAGCTGATGTTTGATCTTTCTGAGGATGGCCGCAAAGCGTTAGTCGAGCATAAAGATATTAGGGGCTACACACTTTTTGAGGAAGATGTTGTGCTTGGGATTGGTGGCGTACACAACATATGGCAGGGCGTAGGTGAAGCGTGGCTGCTGCTGGGCAAAGAGGCGTTTGCGCGTCCTACTACTGTGGCGCGGCACACATGCAATATGTTTGACCACATGCAGGAAGAGTATAAGTATCAGCGCATTCAAGCCAGCATCTCAGTAAAGGATGCAAAGGCTAAAAGGTTCGCGGAATGGCTTGGTTTTCAAAATGAGGGTATAATGAAGAAATATGGGCCTGATGGCTCAGATTATTATCGTTATGCAAGGGTGATGTAATGGATCCAATGACGATTGCAGCAGGGGCGTCAGCGGCCAGCGCATTCCTTGGGTTCAAGGGCAACCAAGCATCAGCGCGTGCAGCACAGCAAACGGCTGAATACAACGCACAGGTGCGTGAGAATGAAGCTGTCTTGTTGCAGCGTGCGAAAGTCGATCAAGAAGCCAACCTGCGCCGTGCAAATGATCGTCTAACTGCCTCTCAAACAGTGGCTACGGCTAAGTCTGGTGTCGAAATGTCAGGCAGCCCATACCTTGCTTTGGCTGACAGCTACTTTGCTATGGAGCGTGATGCACTGCGTATTCAATACGCATCTGACATTGAGCAAGCTAATGCGATGGCAGAGGCAGCTATGAGCCGCGCTACTGGCGCAGCACGCGCATCCAGCTTCAGAACTGCGTCTTATGTTAGCTTGCTAAATGGTGCGAGTACAATGGCTGGCATGCAACAGCAGCAGGACTTCTTTGCGTTGCAAGAACAATACAGACAGAAAACATTAGCGAGTTAGAGATGCCAAAGATCCCGCTTTATGCACGAGGCCAAGGAAGCGCAGTTGAACTTGCCACGGGGCGTCTTGGCCCCGCAGCGCCTACTGGTGCATTTGAAGCGCCGGGGCAAGCGTTGGTGCGTGCTGGCGAAGCTGTAGGCAGGGCGGGTACTGACTATGCCAAGAACGCTATGCAATTTGAAAACGCACGCAACAAGTTAGAATTTGACTTTCAGATGCAGCGCAAAAATCAGCAAACTAAAAC